AACCCGCAAGTTGATCGCCTCTGTCCTTGAATCGGAAGCAGCCCTTGTTCTCAAACACCATGAGCCATTCGACCAAACACGCTATGTAGCCAAACTGCGTTACCTGCCACGGGTACTGGCATAGTTCAAAGATCCTTCCCGCTGACAACGCGCAGTTGCCGGACGATGCGCACACCATCACTGGCACGAGACATCTCCCGCTCCAGCAAATCCAGAGCGGTCTTGGCCTGGGTCAGATCGTACTCGACACTCTTGTCGCCGTGGGTGACCCGCTTCTGGAGGGATTCCAACCGCTCCAGCAAACGATCCCGGCGGATTTGCAATTCGGCGATGGTGGCCATGCTGCCCCCCTGAAAAAATTTGAGGCGGTGCATTGCTGCCCGCCTCGCTCTGTCTCGCTACATCCAGGTTGATTGAATCACCCGCCTTTGTGGCCGTTTGGCAGGTGGCCTGATCACCGGCTCTTCAGAAACACTCTTCATCGGCACGTTTTCAAGCCGATCCGCTTCCCGGTTGAGTTGCAGGCCGATGGACATCAATCCATGCAGGGCTGCCAAGGAATAGACCCGAGCGTCCAGCGCCTCGTTTCTGTCGTGGCTTTTTTTGATCCACTCCCGGATGGGATGCCCCTTGTGGTAGCGGGTGGTGATCTTTTCCGCCGTCAATTGCCGAAACCACTCGGCATCCCGATCCAAGGGGAAATGGCAGTATCCCGGTCCTGGCTCTTTCAACCGCAACCGGGCATAGATGGATTCTTTGCAACTGTCCACACCAACAATGAAGAGCGGCACCTTGCCTTTGTTGTTGCGACTGGAGCGGCGAGGCCAGATCGGTACACCCATACCTCCCCGCCCCTTGATGGCCCACACTCGCCTCTCCTGCCGGGTGCGGCAGAAGGCATACGCCTGCAGAGTATGGTGGCCACCGGTATCGATGGCAGAGGCACGGATGTAGAGATCCGACACCTGCAGGGAATGGGGAAATGGACGGGAAAGCGTTTTTTCCAGTTCCTGCCAGACTGCTGGCCCGGAAGGGTCTCCCCAGAGTACCCGGTAATCCACCGACCAGGACTCTTCATCCCTACCCCAGCCGACTACCTCCATCTCAATGCGATCATCCTGAACATCCACGCCAGCAGTCAGCACGACAATTCCGGATGGCAGCATCAATCCAAACCGCTCACGCCGTTCCATCAGATCGTTACCATCCAACTGCTCGGCACTCTCTTCCCAGGTCTCGCCCAGTTTCGTGTTGACCCAAACCTTGAGCCGTACCGGATCCCGGTAAACCTGGCCATGTTGGACAGCAATATCCCCCCAGGATGCCCAACCATGGGGACTGTACAGGCTGCTCAAATGAAACCCGGCGATAGGGCTGCCGGGGTTCTCTGGAATCCATACCCCACCTTCCAGCATCCACCCCTTCTGATAGTCTTGGATGCTCGCACCACAATGCTCACACTGATAAAAGGCAAGATGCCTCTGCCCCTCCGGCCACCTGATATGCTCCCACATCAACACCTGTTTGACGCTGCACTCTGGACATGGCACCCAATATCGCCGCTGGTCGCTCTCTTTGTAAGCATCCTCAATCCTGCTGAAGCCTTTGATCGTGGGCGTTGACACAAAAAACAGCTTCCGATTGGGAAAATTGGTGGTTCGTTGCAATGCCAAGTCAACCGGATCCCCCTCACCATCCACATCAGCGAGGTATCCGTCAATTTCGTCCATAAACAGGTTACAAACCGGCATGGATCGCAGGCCAACCGCTGAACTGGCTCCAGTGATCACCAAAACGCCTCCCTGGAATTCCTTGCTGAGAAGCGTATTCCCACTGTCACGCGAACGGGATGGACGCACCAGATCCTTCAACACTGGACTGAGTTCAATCAGAGAACTGATCCGTTGCCTGGACAGCCGCTTGGCCGTTTCCACCGTGGGCTGGACAATCAGAAACGGCACGGGTGACTGATCAATCGAATACCCGATCCAGTTCAGACCAACCTCGGTGCCACCGATCTGCCCGCCCTTCATAAAAACGACCCTCTCTACTGGAGAGGATGGGGAGAGACAGTCCATGATCTCTCTGAGATACGGGGTACGACTGGTACGCCATGGCCCAGGAGACCCGGAAGACTTCGATGAAAGCGTCCGGTTTGCCTCAGCCCATTCGGACACCGTTTGCAGTGGCCTGGGCTTTATTCCACGCAAAAACGCTGATTTGTACGATAGCGTACTGGTGTTCTGTGTGGTTATGGTCATGTTGGAAACTCCCCCATCAAGTACCGCCAAGTTGGCCAGCCTGCCGATTCATATACAGTGACTGCATCACGTGGTCCGTGGGTATATAACTTTTGATTGTTTTCTACTGGCTTATGATCAGTGAGAAAATTTTTGAACCGTTAACTCCGTGTATGGTAATCTGTTGACATGACCGTTTCTGAACAGCCGCGACCAATCAAACACTATACTCAGAGGAAAAGTTATGGATATTTCAAAAGTAGAAAATGCAATCCATGCGCTCATTGAGCATATGGCAGAACCATCAACAAACAATATTGCGAAACTTCAATCCTACGGAGCTATTCGTGCTATTTGTCTTGACATTGAAGACCACACAAAAACATCCGACACATACACAACATATCTTGATGAAAATATTCATGGCATGCTGTGGAGCTGCCAAACATTGGCTGGATTGGATAACGGGAACAACCACTCAGTTGAGCAGCACGTTGCTTGGGCAATTGGAAAACGTAATGTTATCATCGAATTACTCAAACATGGGATAAAAGCATAGACCAAACGTGCCTTGATTCATCCTGCCTGTCACGATTCCATTTGGCCGACGCCTGCGCCATCTTTACTCCCCAGATGGCGCAGGTTACCGCTTCTACCTTCCGTTGCGGTTCTCTGGCTGGGTTGCGGATAGCTGCCAGCGATCTCTCTGCCTGTTCAGTGTCCACCTTGCCGTCCACCAGACGAATGGTGCCTTGTTTGACCAGTTTGCTGACATATTTCCGGGAAAATTCTTTCTGCTGCGCCCATTCCGATTGATTGATCAACATGGCATCAACCAGAACAAAAATGATTCAAAAACAATATATTATGCTTGATGGTGTTTGGCTGTGTATGGCTTCATGGTGTCCAACAAAGACAACCAACCCAAAGGAGCAAACACCATGGAAACACTGAGCACCACCCAACAGACCGTCCTCGAAGCCGCTGCCAACCGTGACAACGGATCGATCCACCCCCTGCCCAGCCATCTCAAAGGCGGTTCCGGCAAAAAGGTGATCAAGGCCCTGCACAATCAGGGACTGATCGACGAGATCGCAACCGACATCTGGCGCATCAACAAAGCGGGCTACCTCGCCATCGGCATGCGGGCACCCCAAGAGATTGAGGAGGATGGCGACGTTGCCAACACCGGCATCGAGGCGGAGGAAACCAACAGCGACGATGAACCGGAGGTTGCCACCGATGAAACGGAAAGCACCGACAGCGACGTTGAACCGGAGGCCAACACAGACTTTGAAGATGACGTCGCCGCCGCAGAGCAGTCCATGGGAACAGCCAACGACGAGATCCCCGAAATCATTGAGGCCTTCGCCAAACAGTACGTCCAGGAGCATGGCTTCCGGGTGATCATCGAGAACCTGGAGAAAACCTTGCTGGAAGTCTACAAAGCTGGCCAAGCCAGCAAGCGGAAACCGGCAACCAAGGCAACCCAAAGGGCACCCAGAGAGAACACCAAAAAGGCCATCGTCATGGCGATGCTCAGACGGCCTGAAGGAGCCACCCTGGAGCAGATTTGCGAAGCAACTCAATGGAATGAAAATACAACCAGGGGCTTTCTGTCACTGGCCAAGAAAAAGCAGGGGTTGAACCTGGAAACCTTCCGCACCAGGATGGTTGGGCCAAACAGGCAGGGATCGCCGGGTTCCTTCACCGTGTATAAAGTCGTCCAATAACGACATGATGCCGCCGGAAGTCAATTCCGGCGGCAACCAAGATCAACGACTTTTCAACGCCATCCGGCAGTGACACCGCACCACTGAAAAAATCAAAAATATTCATAAATTATATAATGTTATCGTTGATAATCTCTCCAAATACATGGCTTCATGTGTCCAACGCAGCAGGATGCATAAACCAACTCAATCAAAGGAAAAACGCAAATGGACAAAGCCAATCTGGATCAATTGACCCACATCCACATCAACCGCATAATTCGCCTGGAAGGAAGTCATGTTCGGGAAGTCAATCTGATCGATGCATCTCATACTTTTGGAGAGAAGGTCAGAATTCAGGAAGAAAACGGATCATCCTTCAGCATGTGGATCGGCAACCAAGTTGCCCCTGGACGGTACCAACTGCACAACCAGCCGCCACATATGGGCAATTCTCATTGACGATCATGGCCGCCGGGCTTTCTTGTCCGGCGGCCTGATCTTGCTACTCCAACACAATACCCCGCTCCGCTGCCACATCCTCAAACGTCTTGCCACCGGAACCATCCAGGTAGACGATCTTGCCCGTGGCCTGGATAAACCGCTGCACCGCCACGTCCACATAGACCGGGCTGATCTCCATGGCATAGACCCGGCGGTGATTGGCCTCTCCAGCCATGATCTGACTGCCGCTGCCAGAAAACGGCTCAAAACACAGGCCGCCCACCGGCACATGCTGGCGCATCGGAATGCCGAAACACTCCAGAGGTTTGGGCGTTGGATGTTCTGGACGCTCGTCTCCGGTCAGCCCCTTGATGTCCCAAACGGTGTACGCAGGATCAGCACCCTCCAGTTTCTCCGGCCTGTTGCCACGGATCCAACCGTAGAAACAGGGCTCATGCTTCCAGAGGTAGTGCGTCCGGGTCAGAACTGGCGATGGCTTGTTCCAAATGATCTGCTGATGAACAAAGGCACCCATCTTTTCCCAGACGCCTTCCAGCATTCCCTGCCGCTTGGAGGCATGCCAGCAGTACCACGCGGCATGGTCCGTAATCGCGTGATCCATGGCAGCACGGATGAACCCCTCGTAGAGTTCCGGGCCCTGGCTGGAATCATCCCAGGTGACGCCATAGGTGTCGGACCAGTCTTTGTTGCCATCGGTCCACCCTTTCTTCTCCTTCCCCTCTGCGGCGGCTTTTGCCTTTGCCGCTCTCTCCTTGGCTGATTTGTTGGGCGGATGGTTGGTGCCATCGTAATCCACCAGGTACGGAGGGTCAGTCGCAAACAGAATGGCCCGCTCGCCCTTCATCAGGCGGATGACATCGTCCGCCTTGGTGCTGTCGCCGCAGAGCAAACGGTGTTCACCAAGAATCCAGAGATCGCCTGGGCGGGTGACTGGGTTGGCGGGCGGTGGGGGAATGTTCTCCTCGGCATTGTCGCCACCGCTCTCTTCCTGCTCTTCCATGCCATCCAGGAGGCCACCCAACTCCTCGTCGGAAAACCCGATCACCTCCAGATCAAAGCCGTCATCCCGCAGGCGGTCCAATTCGGCAACCAGGATGTCGTTGTCCCAGCCTGCCTCCATGGCAAGTTTATTATCCGCCAGGATGTAGGCCCGTCGCTGGGCATCGCTCAGGTGATCAAGGATGATGACAGGCACCTGATCCAGGCCCAATTTGCGGGATGCCATCAACCGACAATGCCCGGCAATGATACCATTCTTACCATCTACCAGGATGGGGCTGGTAAAGCCAAACTCCTTGATAGACGCTGCCACCTTGGCCACCTGGGCGTCAGAGTGGGTGCGGGCATTGGAAGCATACGGAATCAACTGATCCACCGGCCAGATTTCGATGGCATTGGCCATTGCCGGGATAATGCCGTTGTTCATGATTGAGCAATCTCCTCCAAAGCATTGCGTAGTTCCTGGGTCAGCAGACGTTCGATGACCTTGCTGTCCGTTTCAGAAGCCAGCATGGATGACACGCGACTGGGAACAGCAAGAATCCGATCCCGCACCCGACTTGCCAGTGCAAAGGCATCATTGGCAACATCCTCGGCATTGAGCAACTTGCCGTTTTTCTCCTCATACTCAAGACGGGCAAGCTTGGCGTTGTAGGTCTCTCGGATGGCCCGGCTTATCTGGTAGTTGGGGACACCTGTCATATTCGGCCCAGCCTCTGGCTCTACTGGGCGATGGACAGGCTGGCGAGTGGGTGGTGCTACTGGACTGCCTTGGACAGCGGTGGGCATTGCCCGTTCAGGCAGTGGTTTCCTCTGCTGCGCCGGGCTGGTGTTTCTCTCCCATGCTGCATCCGCCTTGACCGGGTCAATAGTCCCATCGGGTTCTTTCTGGATGCGGCCAGACTTCAGGGCTTTTTCAACCGCCGATGGAGCCACACCTTTGTGTCGTGCGTATTCTCTGAGCCCCATGTTCATAACAATCCTCCGCACTCCCCAGTGTCCACCTGTCCACCTTGAAAGGTGTCCACCTGCCTGACTGTCCACCCAGGTGGACACCAGAATGTACCCAGGTGGACACCCAGGTGGACACCCAGGTGGACACCCAGGTGGACACCCAGGTGGACACCCAGGTGGGCACCAAC